AGATAAGCGAAGCACCCAGATACTACGACGAACAAAAACCAGTGCACAGTGTTGTGGCTGGCATCATGCTGCAGCAGGGACTGATCGATGACACACAGCGCGGCCCCATAACCAGCAACAGTCAACGAGAAAGTCCCAGTCGGGTATACGGCGTCAGCACTCCGGGTCGACCTGTTTATCAAGGTGGCGCCAGCGAAAAAGATATCAAACAAAAAATACAAGATGGTGCCAAGTCCTCAGATTTCAAGGTAACTGGTCGCCGTGGTGGTCACAGCATAGTGATGGATGATGGCGATCTGGAAGGCAAAGACAATCTGGTTCGTATCCGCACCAGCAAAGGTCATCAGATCACCATGAGTGACGATGGAGGATTCTTCTTTATCATACATGCCAATGGTCAGACCTGGGTTGAACTGGGATCAGAAGGTACCATCGACATGTTCAGTACCAACAGTGTGAACGTGAGATCACAAGGACAAATCAATCTGCATGCAGACAAAAGCATCAACATGTTTGCAGGTGACAGCATCAACATCAAGAGCAAGAATGTTCGTATCACCAGCAGTGAGAAAATAGACCTAGCAGCCACTACCAAGCTGACCATGGGCAGCAAGGGAGATTTGGGACTGGTTAGTGATGGTGCAATCACGCTAAAAAGTGCCAGTGTGGGTGGATGGGACGGAGGTCAAGCCCTGTCATTTCGTGCAGGAAAGATTGATCTCAATGGTGGCACCGGTCCGGGTCCAGTGGCAGCACCTGCAGAAATAGCAGATGTTGAATTGGCTGACACCAAGTTTGTGGAAGGCACAGGATGGGAAGTTCAAGAAAAAACATTGACCACAATTGTGTCCAGGGCTCCCACACACGAGCCTTTTCCTTATCACAACAAAGGTGTAGATGTCAAAGTTTCGCTCTCAGAAGGTTCATCTTCCGGTTCAACTTCGTCTGCAGGAACATCAGGAACCGCACCTACCACTGCCACCAACACCAACACTGTTGCCAATTCGCCTGCCACCAATGTTGCTGGTACCACAGGCATCACTACACCAACAACTGGTAATGCACCTGTACCTGCCAGTCGAAATCCCTTGCAAGAATTTCAGCGAGATTATGGTACACAGACTGCACAGGCACCTGGACAATCAACCTTCTTGGGTAGAGAGTCTGGGTTGCCGATAGCTAATACAGGATCAAATGCAGATGCGGCCTTGGCACAAACCAGGGGCGTAGTTGTGGATCCTAACGATTCGCAATTTCAGTCACAGGCTCAGATTGATGCCGAAATTGCAGAGGAAGCACAACTGTCTGCCAAGAGAGACGCATTTCTGGCTTCAAATCGCAATGTCAAACCAGGATAAGTATAGACATGGCCACATTTATTGGATTCAACACTGTCAATCAATTCAAAAAGTTCACATTGACCGACTTTGAACTTATCAAACGTGATTTGATCAATGCACTCAACATCAGACAAGGAGAATTGCCTGGTCGTCCCGGCTACGGCACCATAATCTGGAGTTATGTGTTTGAAAATCAGTCATCCACAATGCAGGAAAATGTCAAGGATGAAATACAACGTGTGGTGGGAGGAGATCCCAGACTTTCAGTCAGCAACACAGAAGTATATCCACAAGACAACGGGCTACGTATAGAACTCACTGTGCAAGTGGTTGGCAGCTATACTTCAGAAAGATTGGCTTTGTTTTTTAATGAAGAATCACGTCGAGCAAGTTATATCTAAAACTACGTGGTTTTTACTTGCGATAAATACTGTACACAAGAGATAACATGGCCAAGACTGCACGACAAACAGCAATATTTGGAGTTGAAGACTGGAAGCGTCTGTATCAGACCTACCGAGAAGCTGACTTCCAAAGCTATGATTTTGAAACTCTGCGCAAGAGTTTTGTAGACTATCTGCGTTTATACTACCCAGAAACCTTCAACGACTACATTGAATCTTCAGAATTCATTGCCTTGCTGGATGTCATGGCATTCATGGGCCAGGCTCTGGCCTTCCGCAATGATCTCAACGCCAGAGAAAACTTTTTAGACACAGCAGAACGACGTGACTCAGTTGTGAGATTGGCCAACCTGGTCAGCTACACTCCCAAGCGCAATCAAGCAGCACAGAGCTACATGAAGGTGTTTGCTGTGCAAACCACAGAAAGTATCACAGATTTCAATGGTGTAAATTTATCAAATGTACTGATCAACTGGAATGATCCCACCAACCCCAACTGGCTTGAACAGTTTACCTATATTGTGAATGCCAGCCTGGTCGACAGTCAAAAATTTGGCCGTCCCGGAAACAATGCCATTCTGCAGGGTATCAGAACAGACGAATACACAATCAATCTTATTCCAGGTTATCTTCCTGTTGTGCCTTATTCGGCTGTGGTAGACAATATCAACATGCCATTTGAAATTGTCAGTGCCACCAGCCGCGGCAAAGACTATGTGTATGAGGTTGCACCTGCTCCCAGCAGTTCATTCAATGTGTTGTACCGTAACGATCAACTGGGATTTGGCTCTGGCAACACAGGTTTTTTCTTCTTGTTCAAACAGGGAACCTTGCAAAATCAAGACTTCAACTTGGCCGAAGCAATTCCAAACCGTGCTGTCAACATCAACATTGATGGTGTCAACAACGAAGACTACTGGTTGTATGAGCTTACTGATCTAGGCACCGTGGCCAGCGAATGGCAATATGCCGAAAGTATCTATGCTGCTGCAGTTGAACAGTTGGCCCCAAATCAAAGAAAAATCTATTCAATAACCAGCAGGGCCAATGATCAAATCACTCTCACATTTGGCGACGGTGTGTTTGCCGAAACACCAGTGGGGTTTTTCCGCAGCTATGTGCGTGCCAGCAATGGCCTGACCTACATTATCAATCCGGAAGAAATGCAATCAGTACAGATACCCATCAGCTATATCAGCAGATTTGGCCGTCTTGAAACCATCACATTTGTCTGCGGTATAACCAATCCTGTGGCCAATGCACAGCCACGCGAGTCCCTGGAAGAAATCAAACAGCGTGCTCCTGCACGCTACTACACACAGAACAGAATGGTCAATGGCGAAGATTACAATCTGTTTCCGTTTACTCGATACAACAGCATCATCAAGAGCAAGAGCGTGGTACGTGCCAGCGTGGGAACCAATCGCTACATAGACTTGAACGATCCCACCGGCAAGTACAGTTCTACCAATATCTTTGCATCAGATGGTGTGCTGTACAGAGAAAACGCATTGCCAACCTTTGATTTTGACTGGGTCAGTCGCAATGATATAGTAGATATACTCACCAACTCCATTGAACCCTTGTTGACATCGCGCGGTATGACGCAATTTTACTATGCAAATTTTCCAAGACCCTCCCTGCAGATTATTGACCTGGCCTGGAATCAAAGTACAACTGTGATCAATGCCACCACCGGATATTTCTATAATACCATAAATTTGGCCCCGCAAAATATTGGTATCTATTCCAGCAATAACGCAAAATTTATTACCCAGGGATCCTTGATTAAATTTATTCCGCCTGCAGGTTTTTTCTTTGATGCCAGAAATCAACTGGTTGCTGGTACACCTGTGCGCAGCGACGAAAAGTTGGAAATTTGGGCCACAGCATCTGCAGTGGTCTTGGATGGAAATAATTCTGGTCTTGGAAATTTTGCCAACGGAGAGGGTCCTGTTACACTGAACACATTTGTGCCTACTGGCGCATTAGCACAACAGGTGATACCAAAGTTTGTGGATGATCTGCCCAGTACACTGGAGCAAAGTGTTTTACAACAGGTAGAACTGCAGAGAAATTTTGGCTTAGGCTATAATAACTTGACCAGCACATGGTATCTGATAACCAGTACAAATTTGGCACAAAATTCTGCGTTCAGTCTAAGCAATGCACAAAACACACAAGGTCTAAATCTTGATGCCAGCTGGTTGATACAGTTTCAAACAACAGGCACAATCAGTTCCTACACAGTGACATCACGATCCTTGGATTACGTTTTTGCCAGTGTAATACAAACAAGATTTTATTTTGACGGCAGTGAAAAGGTATATGACAGTCGTACTGGAAAAGTTATAAATGATTTTGTAAATGTTTTAAAGACCAATGCCAAACCTGATTCTAATCAGCCATTGACCGGTGACGTGGTCATAGACATCATTGCACAACCTGTACAAAGTGACGGTTATGTAAATGATTTCCAGGTCCTGGTTAGTTATCAGGACAGCGATTCTGACGGAGTGGCTGACAATCCTGATTTCTTTGATCAAATTGTGGCACCTGCAGTTGATTCAAACACCAAGTATGTATTTTTACAACTGACAGTGGATTTCGACAACACCGAAAACTATCTGCCAGTGGCATCAGACATTGTTAATCTATCTTATGCCACACAAGATGCTATTGAACTGGTCAAAAGTCAGTTTGTAAATGGACAAATTTTTTATGCATATCAACAAAACAGTTTTTTTGAACTGCAGGTCAGCGTGATCAACGGCACTCTACAACGCACATTGATCAGCCGTGGTGATTTTATAAGTCGTGTTGGCAGACAAAATCTATATTTTCAATATAGACACAACAGTGCTCTGACCAACATAATTGATCCTGGAGTCACCAACATAATTGACACCTATCTTGTGAATCAAGAATACTATACTGCATATCAGAACTACATCAAAGATACCACAGGCACTGTGGCAGAACCAGCTGCTCCCACAATAGATCAATTGTCAACTTCATATGCAGAATTAAACAACTACAAAATGTTGACAGACAATCTGGTTCTCAACAGTGTGAGTTTCAAACCCTTGTTTGGAGCCAAAGCAGCGCCAGAACTACGTGCCACTATCAAGGTTGTGCAGGCACAAAATACCACGGCCAGTGTGAGTGAAATCAAGAGTCAGGTGATACAATTTGTCAATAACTATTTTACCATCGACAAATGGAATTTTGGAGATAATTTCTTCTTTTCGGAACTGTCTGCATATCTGCATCAAAATTTGGGATCAATCATAAGTTCAGTTGTGTTGGTTCCACTTAACCCTCAAAAATCTTTTGGTGATCTATACGAAGTAAGATCTGCTCCAAACGAAATTTTTGTCAGTGCTGCCACCGTGGCAGATGTGGAAGTTATCACAGCCTTGACACAAAGTAATATTCGCAGTCAAACTTCTGTGTCAGGTCTGTATCCCACTGCCATCAGTCAAGGCACCAGCGGACAGAGCACCGTGATCACAAGCACTCAGTCTAGTTCCAGCAGCAGCAGTAGTGGTGGAGGTGGATATACACCCAGCAGTGGTGGAGGTGGATACTGATGGCCACACGTCGCACAGTAGATCTACTGCCAGAAATATTTCGCACACAAACAAATAAACAGTTCCTGGGTGCCACTCTAGACCAACTGACTCAAGAGCCAAATTTTAAACGCACTCAGGGGTATGTGGGACGTAGAGTAGGATCTGGAGTAAATCCTGCAGATTCTTATGTGAATGAACCCACTGCTGTAAGAAGTGATTATCAACTGGAACCTGGTGTTGTATTTTTAAAACCTGACACCTCCACTGTCTTTGACGCAATAACCTATCCAGGCATGATTGATGCATTGGCTCTGAATGGAGCAGCCACTACTCGTCAAGATGCCTTGTTTCAAAGTGAATATTATGCATGGGATTCGTTTTGTGATCTGGACAAATTCACAAACTACAGCCAATACTATTGGCTGCCACAGGGTCCTGACTCAGTTGATGTGTTCGGCACCAGTGTTGCCCTGACAGATGCTTGGGAAATTACCAGAAGCGAAACAGGCTATACCTTTAGCGACCTGTCAGGCAACAATCCTGTATTGACACTGGTACGTGGTGGCAACTATGAGTTTGTTGTGAACCAACCTGGATTCAATTTTTATATCCAGGCAGCAGCTGGTGTCAATGGTGCCATGCCAGCCACACCCAATATCAGCAGTAGAGATGTTTTGGGGGTTATCAACAACGGGGAAGAACAAGGCACAGTGACCTTTAATGTGCCACTGAAGACAGCTCAAGATTTTTATTATGGCCTTACGAACATAGGCACAGTGGATCTTGTGACTGATCTCAAATACAATCAACTAAACAATGTGTATGTGAGTGAATTTTTAAGTCAGTATCCAGATGGCATTGATGGCATTACCAATCTTGATGGGCGTACTGTAATTTTTACCAACACCACCGACGATGCCACTGATGGTGGCTGGCAAGTGACCACACAGTTTGATCCCTTGCCACGTGACAATGCAGACAATGGATTGGTGGGCAGTTTTGACACAACCACATTTGATCAAACAACTGATATCACCAGCCAGGCTCAACGCTACAGCATATGGCAGATTCAATACATCTATGATCTGGCAGGCAATGCATTCATGCAGGTGTCCAGCGTACAAACTGTTGCCAACTTGAGCAAGTTCAAGATAAATTTTGGCACTGTGTTTGCCAGCACTCAATGGTACAAGGATGCCGAAGGCTACTTTGAAACTATTCCTTTGCTGACAGCTGTACTGGACGACTTGTTCTATCAGGACAGCGTGAATCCTGCCTTGTTTGGACGTATCAAACTGGTAGATCCCGGTGACGAGTTGTATATACGTGTAGACGACATTGTTGGTTCCAAGAATTACACCAGTCCCAACGGAGTGGTGTTTACCAACGGGCTCAAGGTTCAGTTTCGCGGTTTGGTAGAACCTGCACAGTTTCAAAATTTAGAATACTATGTTGAAGGCGTAGGAACAGGTCCAG